AACCCGAGCGGGTTGTTGGCACCGATGTTCAGCGGCTCGACACGGTCACGCGTACCGCTGCGGTAAAAGTTTAGTCCACCAGGGACAGTGCGTATCGGCAGCATGAAGCCGTCGTCAGGCACCATGAGCGGTGGATCAATTTGTTTCTGAGCTGCGCGTATCGTGATCTCGGAAAATTTCGAAACCATCTTGGTGTCGGGCAGCGCGCTCATCGCCGGCGAATGTCCAAACCCGCCCTCGTCCGTCGAGGATTTCAACCACCTCGGCGCGACATACGGGAACTCGTCGTAGCCGCTGCTCTGGAGGATCTGGCTTTCGTCGGGATCTAAATAGATTGAGGCCCATGGCTTGTTCCTCTGATCTTTTTTGTTCACATCCCTATCGCCACGCGGCAGCACTACATGGACGATCTCTACCGGCTCGTAGGGCTCGCGTTTATCGACCTGCTTGATGCGGTCTGTGGTGTTCTCTTCACCGAACTGAAGCAGGGCTGCGCGCGCGGTCATCTTGAACTTGCGATACACCGTATCAACGCGGCCGTGCTGGTCTTCAGAGATGAACACCTCGGAGATGTGGCGCGTCGAAAACCGGAAGTCCTGGTCGTCGTCCTTCTCGATGAGCATGACGGCGGTGCCGAAACACACTAAGTCGTCGTAGAGTTCGTGCACTTGCTCTTGAAAGTTAGAGCGCTGGAAAGCCTGGTACATGACCTGCTCGGTCATCTCGAGCCATTCTTTCGCGACATCATCCTCGTTCAGCTCGTCACTTGTGAACCTGAGCGTGAACCAGGGCGTGGCCATGTTCGTCAGCATGCCATGCAGGCTGGCTGCCAGCATCTCGGCCGCATGGATGGCGGTGCCGTCGAAAATCAGCTCGGTACGTTTCTGGCCGGCGGCGCGCGACTTGGTGATGTCAGCCTTTCTGGGCCGCATGTAGTCGGCGATTTCCTGCCAGTGCGTTTCCCACATCTGGCGGCTTTCCTCGAGCTTGCGGAAACGCCGGAGCAGTGCGACGGCTTGTGGATCGGATTCCATCTACTAGTTTCCTAACAAGGTTTTCTTTTGGTCCTGGCTTCCAGCGCCGGAACCCCCAGTCAATATTCCGCGATTGCTTTTACGGCTTTGCGGTTTCGCTGCGCTTGATGGGCGCACGCTGGCCATTGGTTTTGTGCCGCTCACGCTCGGAGATTTTGTCCCACGCGTTTGATCCGGCCGGCTTGGCCGGTTAGGTGCACCGATGGCCTGGCCTTTGGAGGACGTGCTGGATCGAGGCCCAAGCTGGTTGGGGTCTGTCATGCTCAGTGCACGCGCCGTGCCGAGGAACAGTCCACCAGGCACAAAGGCCTGCACACCGGCCAGGCCCTTCTCAAACCCTGTTGAGTAGGGACTGAAGGGGTTAAACGCGACATCAGCGGCAATCACATCCGGCAGGTTGTCGCGCTCGAGGGCAAAGCCGAGATCCTGGAAGGTGTCTACCTTCGTTTCGATTTCCATCGCGCGGGTATCTTTGACGACTTGATAGTCGGCTTTGTGCCAGTCGCTAGCGTCACCGCCTTGGTTGCCGTTGCCGGAGCTGCCCATTAAGATCCACCAAGGAGGCCCGGTGCAGTCACTGGCATTTGCTCAGGCAGCAAACCTCGAGGTCCGGTCAGTATGGTCGAGCTGACGCCTTTCTTTCGACGCGCTTGTTCCTTAGCCTTCGCCTCTTCACTGCCCTTAGCCTTCACCGGCTTGATCGGCGGTGCGGGCGGCGGTGGAGGAATTGTAGGCGTTGGCGGTGCCTTCACCTTGGGTGCGAGAAAACTCATACTCTTGTTTCCAGTGGGTTGTAGGTGGACATAGCTATTTGCTGCGGTGCCACGTTACCTTCGAACGGCTCACGCTGCGCCAGGCTGCAGTAACGCCAGGCGTCTGCAGCGTGACTTGACCAGTCATGTTGGATTGTCGAGCGGAACATGCGGTTCTTGGGATCATATTTGCGGTGATAGAACCTCAGCGCTTCCAATAACTGCGCACAGTTATCGCGATCAAACCAGGTACCTCGCTTAATTTGAAGTTTTGCAGCGTGTATTCCGTCTTCAATCGGCATTTTAGGTAAAACACGAAAATTGATTCCCAGATCATACGCAATTTCGCGGCGAGACTTACCGCTGCCCATCTCACGCACCTCAATGTCGTGCGGAGCGTGGTGAGTGCCATAGAGGTAGCCTTTTTCATCAAGCATCCGCGCATAAAAAGGTAGGCCCTCGTTCCGTGCTTCAAAATAATCGATGACGTGTAACGCTCGACCTACCTTCTGAGAGAAAATGACCGCCGTGGCGTCATTTACACCCAGATCAAAATACGTATCGACCCTAACTGTAGGATCGTGCGGCACCTTGGTGATGCGGCTTGGCTGCATCTCCTCGATCTCATCAAGTTCCTTGGCAAAAATCGCGCCAGGCGTGGCAGCTGAAAAATCACATAGAAATTCTTGATTGAACGCATCCTGAGACATGGCGGCCTTCGCCGCATCCAGCTCATCGTCGGGCACGATGCCGGTTTCATCGGCGCGGTACATTTTCCGATACCAGCCAGGCTCGCTCTCGGCCATACACCAATAATCGTAGAACAGGTTGTGGCCGGCTGGAGTACCGATCATCACGCAGTAACCCTGCCTATCCGAAAGCATAGGCCGTATCACTTGCGTGAAAAGCGTTTCCGAGAGCAGGCTAACCTCATCGAGAACGAGGCCATCTGAATAGATCCCCCGCAGACGATCACCGCCATCATCAGCGCCCAGGAGCTGCATGCGGGCACCGTTGGGCAGATCCACCCGCAACTCAGTCTCGTTGAACTTCACACCTGGTATGACTTCAGCCAGTTGCTTGCAATAGTCCCAGGCAACTTGCTTGGCCATCACCCTCGAGGCCGTGACGTAGTGATACCTCGGGTTCTTCTTCGTACTGGTCACAGCGTCCCTCAGAAGGTGCGCCAAGACCATGAGGGTCTTACCAAAGCGCCGGTGCATCACCAGCACTGAGAAGCGATGCTGGGCCAGCTCCTGGTGCAGCACGGCCTGGAGAGGGCGCGGCGTGTAAGGGAGTTGGATCTCCATGTGAGAAGCTGAGGCTCCCTTCGATGGGTATATACGCTATAGAGTCCAGCGCCTGGGTTCTCGGGGGTACGGGGGTGTGCCAGGCCAGCAGAAAAAGTTTTCGCCCTCATAGATTCAGGTTTACAGCCTGAGGGAGAACCGCAGAAACCTGCGGGATACAGCGCGCTCAGTGCAGACCCAGTGCCAAAACAATTCAAAGCTCGGGCATGGTGCCGGCCTGGCCCTGCCGTGCCCTGCCGCCGTCGCGCGCGAGCTGATATGCCGCGCTCTTTAATTTACCGACGGGTCAATGCTTCGCCCTGTTCCTGCTCCTGTTGCTCACCAACAGGTTGCGCCTACCATTGTTCCTCGGGTTGCCATCACGATGATCGATGTCCTTGCCATCATGCTTACGCACTCTGCCTTGTCCCTCGAGCAATCGCCTGGCTCTCTTCCTCGCAGCATTGTCAGCGCGATGCTTGAAGTTGTACTTCCGCTGATACCGTGAGCGTGGCTTCACATTCGCCTTGAGTTCACCGAGCTTAGGCATTTAACAGTTTCGCTGTGTTGTTCTTCGCATTGTACGTGTACGCACTGGCCTTGCGGCCTGAGCGCTTCGCAGCTCGATCCTTGGCCCTCGCAGCTGGTGTCATCGCACCACGCTGCTTGCCCTTCGATGTTGCCTTGTTACTGCCAGGCTTCAAGTTGCCGCTCTTCTGCAGCGCCTTGGTCGCTATCGCATAAGACGTACTCGCGCTATGACCTTTGCGCTTCAGCTGGCCAACAAGCCTATCCAATATCGCTGGCATCAGTACGCCTTCAGCAGCCGCTTCTTGAGCTTCTTCTTAGCCTTCGACTGCGCCTTCACTGCCTTCGCCTTCGACTTCATGCTGGATCATCCTGCACCAGTGTCAGCACCTTGGCCGCTTCGGCCGGCTCATCGCGCTGCATTGCTTCATCAGTCCCGCCGCCCCAGCTCAACGTAATCACGCCGCTCTGTGCAGTGTCTTCAACATTGTTCCTGATGCCTCTCGGCTGCATGCGAGCGAACACCCACTTCATGGTGTCGATCTCTACACGCCGGCGCTGCACCTCAGCGTTTGCCAGCTGCTTATCGAAACCATCGAGGGGCTGACGTGCCAGGTCGAACATCTCATCAGCCAGGATCTCAGCGCCGATGGCGCGAGCCCTGGTGTACTGCTCATGCAAGTCATCATCTCTCTGCACTGCCTGCAGCACCGTGACAAAGTGAGGCATATTCTCAGCTGTGCAGATCGAGCGCAGGGACTTACCCTTCGCCAGCTCATCGCACACTGCCTGCATCTTCTGCTTATTGAGTTTGCCTGCCATCACATATGCCTACAGGAAAGTGCCGCAGCACTGGGGAGAGCACTGCGGCACCAGGGAGGTTTTTACGGAGAGAGCCCAGGGACACATCACCCTAAGCGTACCCAACAAGACACTGTTTTCAGTTCATTGAGCAACAATAAAAGCGCTAGATCTGGTATTTTTGACGCAGTGATAATACCACCTAATGAGCGCATCCTCGTACCTGGTCTTCACTATACGCCGGTCACAATGCATCAACCGGCTCAGTTTTACCCAGCTGGGCCCGCGCCGTTTGAATGCACCTGAGTGCGCTACAGCCCAGAGTAGCCGCCGATCATCGCTGCTTTGCAGGTCAGCAATGCTGTGCAAAATATCGTCAT